GGTGATGGTAGTGACCGGGCGGCGTGAATTTGACCAAACGCAATTTGAGGGCCTGTGCGGTATGCAGTGCTCCGTGGAGGAGGTGTGCGGTTGGTTTGGCTGTGATGAAACAGCGCTGAACGCTTGGTGCATGGACACCTACGGCGAGGACTTCCGTAGTGCGTTTAATAGGCTGGCTATGCTGGGACGCATCGTTCTGCGTCGCGACCAGGTCGCCGCAGCGAAGAAGAACGTGTCTATGGCGCGGCATCTGGAAGCGCAGCGGGCGGGTCATGACTCGCCTCCGCAAAAGCGGAAGAACTACCGCCTGACGGACGCCTATAAGGAGCTCCGGCAGTCGATGCTGCAGAACCTGATCGAAAGGGATCTCGATGGCGATGTGTACCGGGACAAGGTGCAGGAGTATATGGACTTCTGGGTGAGGCGGCAGGAGCTGCGGGACGACATTGCCCGGCGCGGGCTGACCGTCACGGATGACCGGGGGCGGCTGATGGAAAACCGCAGCGTGTCGCTGGAGATCCAGGTCTCCCGTCAGATGCTGGCAATCTTTACCACGCTGGGCTTTAAGGAGGACGCTCTGGCGGCTGCCGCCCGGGGCGATGATGACGATGAGCTGTGAGATCCCCGGGGAAGTTCTGCGCTATATCGAGATCGTCGAGTCCAATAATCCTCGCGCTTGCCCCGAGCAGCACGCGCTGGTGGCGATGATCCGCCGCGTGTTCGACACGGAGGACATCTATGTGGACACGGAGCAACTGCGCCGGTACCTGAGCCTGCTGCGCTACTTCCCTTATGATCGGCTGTTCCCGTGGGAGGAATTCCTTCTCGCACTGTGGGACTGCACCTATCGCGCCGATGGGCGGCCGCGGTGGAAAAAGCTGCTCTGCATGGTGGGGCGCGGTGCAGGCAAGGACGGCTTCATCGCCTTTGATGGCGCATGCTCTATCTCTCCCTACAATCCCGTGAAGAACTACAACGTGGACGTGTGCGCCAACAACGAGGAGCAGGCGGTCACGCCGGTGAAGGATCTTTCCGAAGTCCTCGAATCTCCCAAGTGGGAGTCGAAGCTCAGCCGGCACTATTACCACACCAAAGAGATGGTGCAGGGTCGGAAGAACAAGGGCGTGATGAAGGGGCGCACCAACAACCCGAAGGGGCGGGACGGTATGCGCTCCGGAAAAGTTGTATTTAACGAAGTCCACGCTTTTGAGAACTACAACAACTACAAGGTTTTCGTCACCGGTCTGGGCAAGGTCGGACAGCCGCGCATTGGGATGTTTACATCGAACGGCGACGTGTCTGATGGCCCTCTGGATGACTTCATAGCCCAGGGGCGCCGGATTCTTTTCGAGAACGAGGCGGAGCCGGAGGGCGGCTATCTCCCGTTCATCTGCTGTCTGGAAAACCGGGAGCAGGTCAACGACCCGGAGAACTGGTTCATGGCGAACCCGTCGCTGTCCTATGTCCCGCACCTGCGGCAAGAGATCGAGGAGGAATACGCGGACTGGCTGGTCAACCCGGAGCAGAATGGGGACTTCCTGACAAAGCGCATGGGTCTCCGCGCCGGCCAGCTGGAGATCAGCGTGACGGACTATGCCAAGGTCAAGGCGACCAACCGGCCGCTGCCGGATCTCCGCGGGAAGTCCTGCGTGGCCGGCATCGACTACGCGGAGATCAACGACTGGGCGAGCGTCAATCTGCACTTCCGCGTGGGCGCGCAGCGTTATGACATCAGCCATTCGTGGGTCTGCCTGCAGAGTCGGTCTCTCTCCCGCATCGTCGCCCCGTGGCGAGCGTGGGCGGAGGCGGGAAAGCTGACGGTGGTGGACGATGTGAGCATCGACCCCAACCTCCTGGCGGACTACCTGAAGGAGATGGGCTTGAAGTACAACATCGTCAAGCTGGCAATGGACCACTTCCGCTGGACGCTGGTGAGCGATGCCATGCGGCGCATCGGCTTTGACGCCAGGGACAGAAACCGCGTGAAGCTGGTTCGCCCCAGCGACATTATGCAGGTCGACCCGGTGATCCAGGAATGCTTTGACCGCGACCAGTTTACATGGGGCGACAATCCGCCCCTGCGCTGGGCGGTGAACAATACCAAGAGAGTGCGCAGCGGCCAACGTGCCGGTACGAATACAGGTAATTTTTACTACGCCAAGATCGAACCGAAGAGCCGGAAAACGGACCCGTTCATGGCTCTGGTGGCATCTATGACCGAGGAGGCGGTGCTTGGCACCGGCGAGCCGGTGAAGCTGCCGCCCATCGGCGCGATCCGGCTATAGGAGGTGGGCAATGGCACTTAATTTTTGGAAGTGGCTCGCCGGAGGCAAGGCTCGTTCTCCCACCACGGTGGAGATCACGTGCCGCGATCTTCTGGCAGCGGCGCAGGAATTCCAGCTGCGGGACACCTGCTTCTGGATCTGCGCGAACATGATCGCCAACGCCGTCGGGCGTTGTGAGTTCCGGACATTCCGGGACGGGAAGGAAGTTCGGGAGCGCGAACACTACCTCTGGAATGTGGAGCCGAACGTGAACCAGAACTCCACGGCGTTCCTGCACAAGCTGGTGGCAAAGCTGCTTGTGGACAACGAGGTACTGGTCATAGGTACCCGGCAGCGGGAGGGCTATGACGCGCTGGTCGTGGCGGACGACTATACGCCCGGCGGTAGCTACCCCAGCAAGCAGAACGAGTACACGAATGTGCAGGTGGGTGACATGTCCTATGAAAAGACCTTCCGCGAGCGAGAAGTCCTGCACCTGACGCTGAACCACGTGGACATCAAGCCGGTGCTGGACGGGCTGTATAGCTCCTACTGGCGGCTGGTCAACGCCGCCATGAACAGGTACGCCTGGGACAAGGGTCAGCACTGGAAGGTGCATGTGAATCAGCTGGCGTCCGGCGTGGATGACTTCAAAGAGAAGTTTGCACTGATGATCGAGGAGCAGGCGAAGGTCTTTCTCGATTCCGGCGGCGCGATCCTGCCGGAGTTTGACGGCTACGCCTATACGAACGAGGGCGGCAAGGCTGCTGTAGAGCTGTCGGACATCCAGAGCCAGATGAAGGACATCTTCGCGTTCACGGCGAAAGCGTTCCAGATCCCGGCGGTACTGGTGGATGGCAGCATTCAAGGCACGGAGGATGCGCAGGGCAGGTTTCTGACCGGCTGCATCGACCCCATCTGCGATCAGCTGCAGGAGGAGATCAACCGCAAACGATACGGCTACGACCGGATCCAGCGCGGCGACTATCTCCGTATTGACACCAGCAGCATTCGTCACTTCGATATGTTCGCCAACGCGGCAAATGTGGAGAAGCTGGTCGGCTCCGGCGTGTTCTCCATCAACGAGGTTTTGCGGGCGGCGGGTTTGCCCGCCATCTCGGAGGATTGGGCGGACAAGCACTATCTTACAAAAAATATTGCAACGTTGGGTTCGGAGACCTCTGTGCTCGGCGGTGCGGAAGGAGGAAACGCATGAGGAAACCCCTTTGGGAAATCAAGCAGGCCGCGGAGGGCGTCCTGCAGCTCTACATCTACGGTGACGTAGAAGATGAGGAGTTCGATTGGGAGAACTGGCGGTATGTCCAGAGCGACAACAGCGCGGAGCACTTCCGCGAAGAGCTGGCGAAGCATCCCGACGTGTCGCGCATCGAGATCTTCATCAACAGCTACGGCGGCAGCGTCTTTGAGGGTACGGCGATCTACAACCAGCTGAAGCGTCACCCGGCGCGGAAGGTGGTGCACGTGGACGGCTTCGCTTGCTCCATCGCCTCCGTGATCGCCATGGCGGGCGACGAGGTGATCATGCCGCGCAACACCCTGATGATGATCCACAACATGTGGATGTGTGCCTGCGGCAATGCCGCGGAGCTGCGGAAGGCGGCGGATGATCTGGATGTTATCAATGCTGCGGGGCGGCAGGCGTATCTGCAGAAGGCCGGCGACAAACTGACGGAGGAGCGTCTGTCGGAGATGATGGGCGCGGAAACGTGGCTGACCGCTGAGCAGTGTGTTGAGCTCGGTCTTGCAGATCGCCTTGCCGACACCGACGCCGACATGAGCGGCGCGTCCACCATCCTGCAGAAGATGAACGCCGGCATGGAGCAGCATCTCCAGTATCAGAAGTCGCTGGCGGCGCAGCTCCGCGACTTGGCAGCGGCACCCTCGGTGCTTGCGCCTGCTAAGAATCCCCAGGGCGGCGGAAGCCCTGATAAAATCAACAAAGTTCTCGGATTGTTTTCTTGAGAATCGAAAGGAGAAAAAGAATGAACAACAATGACATTCGCACCCGCGAGGAACTGCGGCAGGCTCTCCAGCAGGCTGCCGTCTCCGGCGACACCGGCGCGTTCTCTTCTGTCCTGGATGAGATGATGCAGCGCATCGGTCTGGACATTCAGGCCGAGTACGAGCAGCGGTTTGATGACCTGCGGCAGGAAGTCGATTCCCGCATCCTTGCCCAGCGCGGCGTCCACCAGCTGACAAGCGAGGAGCGCAGCTACTACCAGAAGCTGGCCGCAGCCATGCTCTCTCCCGACCCCCGGCAGGCCGTCACCGGTCTGGATGAGACGCTGCCCAAGACGGTGATTGACTCCGTCTTTGATGAGCTGCAGACGGCGCACCCCCTGCTGAGCCGCATCAACTTCCGTGCCACCGGTGGCGCGGCGGAGATCATGGTGAACACCAACGGATACGAGGAAGCCGTATGGGGAGACCTTTGCGACGACATCGTCAAGGAGCTGACCGCCGGCATTAAGAAGATCCCCACCACGCTGATGAAGCTGTCCGCGTTCCTGTCTGTCTGCAAGGCAATGCTGGAACTTGGCCCGGAGTGGCTGGACAACTTCGTCCGCCAGACTCTGTATGAGGCACTGAGTAATGGCTCGGAGGCTGGCTACGTCGCCGGCGACGGCAACAAGAAGCCTATCGGCATGATCCGTCAGGTGGGCGACGGGGTCACCGTCACCGGCGGTGCGTACCCTGAGAAGCCTGCCATCAAGGTGGACGACCTGTCTCCCCATACCGTGGGTAACCTGCTGTCCATCGTGGCAGCTGACCCCAATGGTAAGCCTCGTCAGGTCCGGGATGTGATCCTGCTGGTGAACCCCCAGGACTACCTGCAGAAGGTCATGCCCGCCACCACGCTGATGGCGCCGGACGGCACTTACCGGAACGACGTCCTGCCCTATCCTATGGACATCATCCAGACCCACGCGCTGCCTCGCGGCAAGGCTGTCATCGGCATCGCCTATCGCTATCTGGCGATGGCAGGCACCTCCCCCGAAGGCCGCATCGAGTACAGCGACCACTACCGCTTCCTGGAGGACGAGCGTGTCTACCTGATCAAGGCCTACGCTAACGGCATGCCGCTGGACAACAACGCCTTCCTGGTGCTGGACATCTCCGGTCTGACGCCCGCCACCTACAAGGTGACGCAGGTGGATCCTCCCGCAGCGTCTACCGACGCCACGCTGACCGCTCTGACTGTGGGCGCCCTGACTCTGTCCCCCGCGTTTGCCTCCGGCACGCTGACCTACACCGCGACCGCCACCAACGCTTCTGATGTGGTGACCGCTGTGCCCGGCAACGCTGCGGCTGCCATGAAGCTGACCGTGAACGGCACCGAGATCGACAACGGCACCGCCGCCACGTGGAAGACCGGCAGCAATACCCTGCAGGTCGTTGTGACTGCCGCTGACGGCACCACCACCAAGACCTACAAGGTCACCGTTACCAAGTCTTAACGATGGCGGGCGCGGTGAACGCCGCGCTGCTGTCGTCCGTCAAGCTCGCCTGCAACATCACCTGGAGCGATGAGGCTACGGACGCCAAGGTGTCCGACCTCATCGCCTCCGGGGAGGCGTACATTGACGGGAAGCTCGGCGCGGCTGGTGACTACGAGAACCCCGGGGAGCCGTTGACGCTGCTGAAGGAATACGTCCGGTACGGCTTAAGCGATGCGCTGGATGTATTTGAGACGAACTATCTGAACCGGCTGCTGGCCATGCAGAACGACAGGCAGGTGAAGAGCTATGCGGAAACTACCGTTTCGCCCTGAGGACCGGCAAATCACGCAGCCCTACCGGGACGGCGTGGTCAAGATCTACACCATAACGGATGCCGCCCAGCCTGGATACCAGCCCAAGCCTACGCCCGCGCTGGTGGAAACGCTGTTTTACGCAGAGCGGCGCGTCGGCCTGCAGCGGTATTACAGCGGCAAGCAGGCGCAGGTGCAGGTGGAGCGCGTGATCCGGACGCAGATGCGCCCGTCGGTGAACCCCCAGTGCATCGCCGTCACGGAGGACGGCGCGCAGTACGGCATCGAGCTGGTGCAGCAGTTGCAGGACGTCTACCCGCCGTCCATGGACTTGACGCTTGCCCGGATCGAGCAGAAGTACGAGGTGCCCCATGAGTAGAAGACGAAATGTGCCCGATTCGGGCACCGACAGGACGCCCCTGTGGGCGCAGCGGATCATCGCGGCGCACCTCTCCGTGACCGACGCCGTCAGCCACGGCGGGCGCATCCAGTCCGACCGCTACTTCGTCTGGCAGGAGGACGGCGCCAACGACTTCGAGGCCGGCGGCGTCCACGCCGAGAAAGCGGTCACCGGCTCTACGGACCTGTTCACGAAACAAGAGTTCGACCCTTGGAGGGATGAGCTGGAGGCCGCCTTCGACGCAGCGGAGATCGTCTGGAGCCTGAACAGCTGCCAGTTCGAGGAATCCACCGGCTTCTGGCACTACGAGTGGGACTGGGAGGTGTTTGCCTGATGGCTACGTTTCAGTTCGGCGGCATCGACAACTACATCAAGCAGCTGAACAAGCTGCAGCAGTCCACCAAGGACGGTGTCGTGGGCAAGACGGTATACGCCGGTGCCGCGGTCGTGGCGGATTCGGTGCGGCGCGCGATACAGGCTCTGCCCGTGGGCGACGGCCGCGCTCAGGGCGGCGGCCTGGTTGACACCGTCACCCTGCCGCAGAAGGCGGGGCTTCTGGATGGCTTTGGCATCAGCCGTATGAAGGATGATGACGGATTTGTCAACGTCAAGCTGGGTTTTGATGGGTACAACGCTACCCGGACGAAAAAGTACCCGCGAGGGCAGCCCAATGTCCTGATCGCCAGGTCCGTCAACAGCGGCACTACCTTTCGCAAAAAGACGAAGTTTGTGGACAAGGCCGTGAACTCCGCCAAGAAGGCGGCGGAAGCGGCAATGGACGCGGCGTGCAGCCGCGAAATTGAAAAAATCATGAAATAGGAGGTGCTGCTATGAGCGCAGCAGGAAAGGTCTGTACGGGCTTCAGCAAGCCCTACGTGGCCAAGTATTCCAACGATGGCGGCGCGGTCACCTACAGCGGCGTCATGCTGCTGGCGCGGGGCGTCAGCGTATCCCTGTCCCTGAATACCACGGACGACAACACATTCTACGCCGACAACATTTCCGCAGAGACCGCAGCGGCTGTATTTGCAGACGGCACCGCCACGCTGACCGTTGACGGGCTTCTGACGGCGGCGGAGAAGTTTGTCCTCGGCCTGCCCGAGGCCACCGAGATCCAGTCGGGCGGCGGCGCGGTGCAGGTTTCCCACTACGGCGACGGCATGGAGATCCCTTACGTGGGCATCGGCTTTGTCGTCCGCTACCAGAGCGGCGGCGTGGTGACCTACGCGCCCGTGGTGCTGACGAAGGCGCGGTTCCAGCAGCCCGGTCTGGATGCTGCTACGCAGGAAGATTCCATCGACTGGCAGACGCAGGAGCTGACCGCCACGCTGATGCGCGACGATACCACCAACCACGACTGGAAGCTGGTGGGCGCTGATCAGCCTACCGAGGCGGCCGCTGAGGCCGTCCTCAAGGCGATTCTGGGCGGGGCGGCGTAAGAGGAGGCGTCTATGCAGATCTACGGCAGAGAAGTGGGCTTCCGCTTCACGGTGGGCGCCTCCGCTAAGATCTCCGACCTCTGCCCGGACGGCGATATCACCCGTCTGGGGGAGGTGCTGGAGGGCCAGTATGGGCAGGTCACCCGCGACACAGCAGCCATTATGGTGGCCTTGAGTGAAGGGTACGAGCAGGCGCGCTCCTTCGAGGTTCCTGGTCACAAGCCTGACCCCCTGACTGTTGACGAGCTGTTTTCGCTGCGCCCCAGCGAGTTTAACGCTTTGCAGCAGGCGGCACTGGCGTCCTGGGCGGAAGACAGAAAGCCTACGGTGGAGGTGGAGCCCGAAAAAAAAGAAAGCGGCAAGGCGCAGGCGTCCAGCTGAACCTTGCTTGGCTCCTGTTTTACGGGCGAAAGCTGAATATGGGGAGGCAGGAGATCATGGTCACGCGATACGGTGAAATGCTGGACATGATCGCCTGCCTCGCCATTTATAACGGGGCTACCCCCAAGAAAAAACAGAAACACTGGACATTTGACGAAGCTATGAGAGTGAGGTGAGCCTATGGCTGTGAACATTGGCCCCAAGATCGGCGTAGACGGCGAGGCGGAGTATCGCCGGCAGATTAACCAGATCATCCAGCAGTCCAAAACACTGGAAAGCCAGATGAAGCTGGTGGCTTCGCAGTTTACTGCTGCCACGTCGGCGGAGGAAAGGAATGCCAAGACCGCCTCCGTGCTGTCCAAGCAGATCGATGTGCAGCGCGAGCGCGTGAAGCTGCTGGCGGAGCAGACCGGCAAGGCGGCCGCCAAGTACGGTGAAAGCGACGAAAAGACCCAAAAGTGGCAGCAGGCGCTGAATGAAGCCGCTGCCACGCTGAACAAGATGCAAAGCGAGCTGCGCAACGCCTCCAGCGGCGTAGAGGAGCTGGGCGATGACATGCGCGAGGGCAGCGAGAATGCCTTGTCCTTTGGCGATGTCCTGAAGGCCAACGTCGCCTCTGACTTTATTGTTTCCGGCATCAAAGCGATGGCGTCAGCTATCAAGGAGGCTACCGCAGCGCTTGTGGATCTCGGCAAGAAGTCCATTATGGGCTTTACCGAGCAGGAGCAGCTGATCGGCGGCGTGGACACCCTGTTCAAGAAGTCCTCCGCGCAGGTACAGCAGTATGCCAACGACGCCTACAAGACTGCCGGCTTGAGCGCGAACCAGTACATGGAGACGGTGACCAGCTTCTCCGCATCCCTGCTGCAGTCTCTGGGCGGCGACACGGCTGCGGCGGCTCAGAAAGCCGACCAGGCTATTACGGACATGTCCGACAACGCCAATAAGCTGGGCACGGACATGGCAAGCATCCAGAACGCCTACCAGGGTTTTGCAAAGCAGAACTACACCATGCTGGACAACTTGAAACTGGGATACGGCGGCACAAAGGAGGAAATGCAGCGGCTGCTGACTGACGCGGAGAAGATTTCCGGAATCAAGTACGACATCTCCAGCTATGCCGACATCGTAGACGCCATCCACGTAGTCCAGACGGAGATGGGCATCACCGGCACTACCGCCAAGGAGGCGGCTACGACCATCGAGGGCAGCGCTAACGCCATGAAGTCGGCGTGGAGTAACCTTATCACCGGCATGAGCAACGATAACCTGGATCTGGGCAAGCTGGTGCAGAATGTAGTGGACAGCGTGGGCACCTACGCCGACAACCTACTGCCGCGCCTGCAGACTATGTTGCCGCGCTTTGCGGATGGCATGACACAGCTTGTGAATGGACTGGTACCCTATGTGGGCCCTGCCATGGAGATGCTTCTCCCCGCCCTTGTGCAAGGCGTGGGCGGCCTTGTTTCCGGCGTCGTGCAGGCCCTGCCGGCGGCGGTGCAGGCGATCTCCGCGGTCGTGCCGATGCTGGTCGAGCAGATCACGATACTGCTGCCGCAGATCCTGAACGCCGGCATTGATATCATTTCCGCCCTTGCGTCGGGCATCGGAGAAAACCTTCCGGCGCTGATCCCCGCGGCGGTTGACGCCATCATCACCGTGGCCGAGGGTCTGGTGGACCATGTGGATGAGATAATCATCGCGGCGGGATCTCTTATCGCAGGCTTGACGCAGGGTCTGATCGAGGCGCTGCCCCGTCTGGTGGTGCGGCTGCCGGAGATCATCGGTGCCATTGTAAAGGGTCTCCTGTCCGGAATGGCTGCTATTGGTGAAGTCGGGTCGCAGCTGGTTCGCGGCCTATTTGACGGAATCTCCAATGCGGCGTCGTGGCTTTACGACAAGCTTCGGGGCTGGGTAAGTGATGTCCTGGGTTGGGTCAAGGGTTTGTTCGGCATCAATTCCCCCTCTAAGGTTTTCGCTGACGAGGTCGGCAAGTTCATCCCGCCCGGCATCACGGTAGGCGTCGAGAAGGCGATGCCGAAGGCTATGCGCGACATGGGCGAAGAGCTGTCCGCGCTGTCGGCACTGCCCATGGGCGGCGGCACGACCACTAACATGGGCGGCGTAGTGCTGAACGTCTACGGCGCGGAGGGGCAGGACGTCAACGCACTGGCGGATGCTGTCATGTATAAGCTGCAGCACGCGGTAGAACGCAGAGAGGCGGTGTTTGCATGATTTTCTGGGCCGGAAGATCCTCCGACGACGTCCACGTCGTGGTGGAGCGCTACCCCAGCGTAAAGCTGGCCGGGCGAAAGCTGGACACACAGCCCGTCCCTGGGCGAAACGGCGACCTGCTGTTTCTCCAGGACGCCTACCAGAATTACGTGCAGGCGTACAGCATCTACATCAGCGCGGAGCGGATGCGGCTCCCCCGCGCTATGCGCGCGGTGGCTGACTGGCTCTGTGGCCCGCGTGGGTACCAGAAGCTGGAGGACAGTTACGACGTAGAGACCTACCGCAGGGCCTATTTCGCCGGCCCGCTGGACGTGGAGAGTGTCATGCACCGGTTTGGCCGCGCAACGATCGAGTTTAACTGCCAGCCGCAGCGGTTTCTCCGCATCGGAGATATGCCGGTGCAGGCCGTGCAGGGGGAGGTTTTACGAAACCCCACCGCGTTCACGGCTCTGCCGACGATCACTGTCACTGGAACGGGGGCCGGAACCCTGACGGTAGGCGATGTCACTGTCAGCATCAGCAGCATGCCTCGCGGCGCTGTTGTGCTCGATTCGGACACGCAAAACGCTTCCTACGGGGCCTTTAACCTGAACAATACTGTCTCCGCGCCGGAGTTTCCCACGCTGCCGGCCGGGGAAAGCGTCGTCCGCTGGACGGGCGGCATCACAAGCGTGGAGATCATCCCGAGGTGGTGGACACTATGAAACCGATTCTGTATGATGCCGACCGCACAAGCTTCCCGGCGAGCGTTGACAATGGACTGGGCGTTCTCGCAGACGCTATGTCCTGTAAGGTGACGCAGGAGCTGAACGGTCAGTACGAACTGGAGCTGCACTATCCGGTAGAGGGAATCCACTATGAAGAGATCGCGCTGCGCGCCATTCTCCGGGCTACCGTTGGCCCAGACGGCAAGATGCAGCCTTTTAGGGTGTATCGCATCGTGCCGGGCATGAACGGCACAGCGGCCATCTACGCGCGGCACATTGCCTATGATCTCGGCGGCTATGTGGTGTCTCCATTCACGGCAGCGGATGCGCCGTCTGCAGTGGCGGGCATCAAGAGCCACGCGCTGCCGGCAGGAATGCCGTTTACCCTGGGCACCGATAAGACCACCGTGGCTACCTTGAGCGTCATGGTGCCCACCAGCGCATGGGGCCTGCTGGGCGGTCAGCGTGGCAGCCTGCTGGACGTATACGGCGGCGAGTACGAGTTTGACGAGTGGGTGGTGCGGCTGCTGACGCGCCGCGGAGCGGACCGGGGCGTATCGGTCCGGTACGGAAAGAACTTGACAGACCTGACGCAGGACGCCAACTGCGCCAACTGCTACACGGGCGTGGTGCCTTACTGGCGCGGAAACGATGTCACGGTCACGGCTGCGCCAGTGTACGCAGAGGGCGACTACGGCTACGTCCGCCTTATGCCGCTGGATCTATCCTCCAGCTTCGAGCAGCGGCCCACGCAAGCGCAGCTGCAGGCCGCAGCTGCATCCTACATCAAGCAGAACCGCCTCGGCGTTCCCGCGGTGAGCTGGGATGTGAAGCTGGCACTACTGGCGCAGTCCTCCGGGCATGAAGATGTGGCGTTCCTGGAGCAGATCTATTTGGGCGATACCGTAGGCGTCTACTTCCACCGTCTGGGCGTGGATGCCAAGGCGCGGGTAAACCGGATCGTGTGGGATTGCCTGCTGGAGCGCTACGACAGCGTAGCGCTCGGCAGCGTCAAGGCCAACATCGCATCTACCATCGCCGGACAGCAAAGGGAGATTGACGCCAAGCCGTCCGTCTCGCTGGTGGAGCAGATTTCATCCGGCCTGGCAGCCGCGCTCCTGGGGGCAAATGGCGGCTCCGTCAGGCTTTTGGATGCGAACGGAGACGGAGAACCGGACGAGCTGTACATCGCTGACGATCCTGACCCCACCAAAGCCAAGAAGGTCTGGCGGTTTAACTACGAGGGCTGGGCCGCCAGCAGCACTGGCTACAATGGCCCCTACACGATGGGCGCTACCATTGCCGGGGGCATCCAGGCGTGGATGATCACCGCCGCGAATCTGGTGGCCGGCACCATCGCCAGCGAACAGGGAAATTTCCTGATCAACCTGGACGGCGGCACCATCGACACCAGCGCCACCGGCGCGACTTATAAGAACTCCAACTACTCGCAGGCGGATCTTGACCGAATCAACCAGATCAACATCAAGGCTGTCACGCCAACGCTGGCCGACTATGAAAAGCTGGATGTCAATGGCGATGGTACGATCAGCATCACCGATACCGTGCAGATCCAGCAGATTATCAGCGGGGCGCGAACGGTAAACTTCACCACGCAGTGGCGCCTGCGCATCGACCCCGCCGACGGGAACAGCCTCTTGAAGATCTATCGTGTCTACCACAACAACATCACCGGCGCGGACACCGAGAACATCGTGTTCTCGGTGGGATTTGGCCGCGCCGCGGCCAACACGATCGGCGCGCAGTACGGCGAGATCGAAAAGGATCTGTCCGTAGGTGGATCTGTCGACGCATCCAATTACAAACAGGACGGAAAGACTGTCACATTCCCAACGCAGAAGGTCATCGGGTACGTCGTGTACTGCACGGGCGGCAGCGGGAATCAGGCGGGGTGCTTTATCCCCGCGGGGCAGTCAGGCAGCTACCAATGCGCTTCCAACGACTGGTACTGCGCCTTCAGCTTTGACGGTGCGGGCAGCGCCACGAAAACCGGGGGCACCGGAGATATTTCACGGGTGTCCACCGTCAACAACTTTTAAGGAGGTGCTATTATGGCGAATAGTTTGACAGTCAAGCAGGCCGTGCAGCTAAGTATGACTTTGAACGGCGTGCCGCCCACGCTGCACATGGTGCAGGGCGATGCCAATTCCCGGACGATCGTGGCCACGCTGTGGGACGGTGCGCAGCTTTACAGTATTCCGGCGGGGGCGGCCATCATGGTCCGCTTTAGGAAACCGGACGGCACTGGCGGCCTGTATGACGCGACGGAGGGCGGCAACAAGGTCTCCTACGCTGGCAGCATTGTAACGGCCCCGGTGGCCACCCAGATGCTGGCTGTGGCGGGGGACGTATTCGCAGAGATCGATATCTTTGGCAGCAGTTCAGGGGCAGCGGCTGAGCGGCTGGCCACATTCCGCTTCGTCGTCAAGGTGGCGCCCTGCGTGCTCCCTGATGCGCAGATCATCTCCAGCGACTACTACAACATCCTTGCTGCTGACATCGCAGGCGCGAAGGCCGCAGCGGATCAGGCTAAGGATTACGCAGCGGACGCCAAGAATAGCGCGGATAGCGCTGCGATATCGGTTGAAGGTGCTGTCAAATACAACGCCCCGCAAACCCTGACGGAGGAACAGGCGCGTCAAGCACGGGAGAACATCGGCGCACCAGCACCGTATACGGCGGGAGATGGTATCGCCATCAGCGGCAGCGTCATCGCCGCCAAAGTGCAGCCCTGCAACCGGAATCTGATAATCAACTGGTACTTCGGGAATCCGGTGAATCAGCGGGACGTCAGCGGCACCATCAGCAACGCAGGGTATTTTCTGGACCGCTGGAAGCTGGTGAGCGGCAGCGTGACGATCAGCGCGGACGGCATCACGCTGAACGGAACCATGCAGCAGGTGTTGGAGACCGCGCCGGTCGGCACGGTAACGGCATCTGCCATGACGCAGGCCGGGGTGGGCGAGGTGGTGCCGACCTACGACAGCGCAAGCAAGACGGTCACAGTCACGGCGGATGGGAAAAAGCTCGTAGCCGTCAAGCTGGAGATTGGCCCCCAGCAGACGCTGGCGCATCAGGAGGACGGCGTGTGGGTTCTCAACGAGATCCCCGACTACGGCGAGGAGCTGACCAAGTGCATGCGCTATCTGCAAGTCCTCGCCGCGCCCTACGACACCTCCGGCAACGGCGTGGCCATCGGCTACGCCAACAACACCGTCGACCTGTGGGTACCCATCCCGCTGGCTGTGCCCATGCGCATATCGCCCACGCCCGCTATCCCCACCGGCGGCGCCGCGCTGCTTAAGGTGGGAAAGACTTCCGGCAGTCCGAAGGACGTCACCGGGGTCACAGGCGGCTGGGCGATGCAAACCGGCGGGGCTTGCAGCATGCGAAGCCTGATCTTTACGTCCAGAGGCCTGACGGCGGGCGAGACCTACGCCCTGTTCATGCAGCAAGGGGCACAAATCGTGCTCAGCGCCGAACTGTAAGGGGGTGACCTGATGGAAGCATGGACGAATGTCGGTGTGCCGCTGATCGTGGCGCTGCTGACCTCAACCGCCCTGTGGGGCGTGGTGAGCAAGGTGATCCTCAAGCGGATGGAGCTGACAGCCAAGCGCAGCAAGGCAGACGAGGCGCAGCGGAAGATGCTGGTGGGGCTTGCCCACGACCGCATTATCCACCTCGGCATGGTGTACATCGAGCGGGGCTACGTCACACAGGACGAGTACGAGAACTTACAGGTGTACCTCTACGAGCCGTATGAGGAGATGGGCGGCAACGGCAGCGCACGGCGAGTCATGGAGGAAGTTCGGAAGTTACCCATACGGTGAGACAAAAAGCGGAACAGGCGCAGACGCGCCGGAAAGGACGGCGAGGAGAATGCTACAGAAAATCCAGTCCAATTTGCTCCTGACGGTGAAGAACTCGGACGGGAGCGATGTGGATTTCTCGAAGGCCACCAACATCCTATTTGGCATTAGGCAGCAGCCGAGCCTATATCTGGAGTTCCCGGGGGTGTGGGTGAATGGCCAACTCTTGGTGCAGATCCCTTTCGAGGATGCTATGAAATTGGCCGTCACTGCCACTAAAGTGCAGCTGTTCTGGACTGACGAAAACGGACAGAAGCATGCCACGGCGGCGAGCGCAATCTCCGTCGAGGAGCTGATCAGGGAGGCTGGATATGATTAAGCTGTGTCTGTCGGTACAGGCTGAATCTTGCGAGCTGCTGGCCCGATCGGACGAGTATTCTTTATCGGCAATCGCCGCTGAAGTCGTGCCGGTAGGCGGAGGACAAAATTGGGAACTGATCAACTTCGTAGCGATCCCCGACGGCACGGAGGAGGCGTCGGCGCTGACCATCAACAAGGACGCTGACGGCAATGCGTTCAGCCTGAGCCGTTTCCGATTAATTGCAACGTTTCCCATCTATACTGGAAGCACAGCAATTCCGTCATTTTGCTTTGCGATGATCAGCGGTAGGACGATGGGCAGCATTAGTAATAGGCCAATGTGTTACACCGATTTGGAAATGCCCAGCAAAGAAGCGCCCGTATTGTGGACGTGGTCTGAAGGCTGTCTATCTGGGTCAGGTATTTGGGAGCTGATCTACCATAATCAGTTTGGAACATATGCGGCGATGCCATTGCCGGATGACCACGATGTGACATTCAAACCCAAAGCTGGCGATGCAAGAATGCTGCTTGGCGTTACAACGGTAAATGATCGCCCCCTGCTATATCCGATTACGTCTGTGGGGTTTACTGGGGGCTTGTCTATCCCGGATGTAAGTTTTGGCTGTATGGAACGCGGATGTAGGGGGTGCGAGATGAAAGTCTGTGAAAACGGAACTGTCCGAGAGATGGATGCTGATGAAGTCGCGGCGCTGCAGGACGCACGGGATCGAGCGAAGACCGAGGAGAAGCGTCGTCCGCTGTCACAGGCCGAGGTGCAGGAAATGATGGTGCGGCAGCAGATCAACACGCTGGTCGTGGACGATCAGACCGCGTTGCGCATGGCGTCGTACTATCCCGCGTGGGCGGATGGCGCGGCTTACGCAGCTGGCGACCGGCTGGTGTACAATGGCGACCTGTACCGTGTGCTGACGGCGCACACGGCGCAAAAATCGTGGCTACCGGGGGCGGGAACGGAGAACATCTACGTCCGCATTGACGAGCAGCACGATGGATCAAAATATGATCCGATCCCATATAGCGGCAACACGGCGCTGGAGAGCGGCAAATATTACAATCAGGGCGGCGTAACGTACCTGTGCAATCGCGATACAGGCAATCCGGTATATCATGCGCTGCCTGAGCTGGTTGGACTGTACGTAATGGTCGTAACGGAAGACTAAACACAAGACAGGCGCATTGGCGCCGGAAAGGAATTTGTTATGAAACTGAACAACAAGGTATACGACATCCTGAAATGGCTGGTCATCATCGTCATGCCCGCCGTGGCTACGCTGTACGCGGCGCTGGCGGCGGTATGGGCGTGGCCCTACGCGGACGAGGTGGTGACCACCATCACCGCCGTAGACACGTTCCTCGGCGCGGTGCTGTGCATCAGCACGGCACAGTACCACAAGGAGGCTGGCAACAATGGCTAAGAGGGTGTATCTGTCCCCCAGTGACCAGCGAAGCAACAGCTATGCGGCGGGCGACACTACCGAGGCCATCCAGTGCGGGCGTATCGCAGAGGCTTGTAAGGCCGCGCTGGAGCGCTCCGGTGTGGAAGTGATGCTGGGGCAGTACGACACTATGGCAAACCGTGTGGCGGCGTCCAACCGCTTCAAGGCTGACCTGCACGTCCCTATTCATTCCAATGCCTGCAACGGCAAGGCCAGCGGTACGCACCTGTTCTGTTACAGCGGCGACCGGAACAGCTCCGGGTACAAGGCATGTCAGGCGGTGCTGAATGTGCTTGGACCTGTGACGCCGGGTGCGCCGGATGTCATCCGGGCGTATCCGAGCCTGTACGAGGTGAAGCACCCCGCCGCGCCAACGGTATACATCGAGGTAGATTTCCACGATGTGGTCCACATCGCGGAGTGGATTATTAACCATACGATGCTCATCGGTGAGACCATCGCCAAGGGCCTGTGCGCGGCGCTGGGCGTACCCTTTGTGGAGAGCGCCAACGTCCCGGTGCCGGTGCCTGCGGAGAAGGACACGGCGCTGCCCATGCAGGTACGGATGCTCAAGCGCGGCATGAAGGGCGCGGATGTCAAGACGCTGCAGGCGGCGCTGATCGCCTACGGCTACTCGTGCGGCGCGGCCGGTGCGGACGGAGACTTCGGCGGCGGCACCGAGGCGGCGCTGAAGAAGTTCCAGACCAAGTACAAGCTTGGTGCGGACGGTATCGCCGGCCGCGGCACATGGGGCAAGCTGCTGGGGGAGTAATCAAAAATATATCCCGCACCGAAACGGTGCGGGATATATTTTTGATTAAAAATACGATTTTCTCTTGACATACCACGCAATGCGTGGTAATATATATACAGATCAAGAAACAGCGCAGCCGCACAGCGGCAGAAAGGGAACTATCATGAAAAAGACTTTTTATTCCGTCACTTACGCAGTATGGGGGTCCAGCTTCTGCCGGGAGGCATGGTTTGACAGCAAGGCCGCAGCGGACGACTTCGCGGCGCACGATTTCCGGGACGACCCGGTGGCCCACACCTACAGCAAGGCGGACAGCATCCGCGCCGCCGAGGATCGCGTGGCCGCTACGGCAGCAGAGCTGATCGCCTGATAGCAGTAACGCTTCGGGAGGGGCTGGTTGGATCAGCCCATCCCATGAAAATTTTTAACAGGAGGAACAGAGCATGAACGCACAGGAGTTGATTTTGCGGTACAGAATCGCCCTTAAAATCGACGAACACGGCCAGCCCACCGGAAATCTGGTTGTGTACCGCGCCGACAAAGCGGCTCTTGCCGCCATCAAAGCCGCAAAGCCGGAGATTGTGGCCACCCTGCTGGAGCAGCGCGAAGCCGGTATCCGCGCAGAGCAGGAGCGACAGAAGAAAATCGCCGCCATCCCCGGCCTGCGGGAGATCGAAGCCGCCCGTGCCGATCTGGTAAATTGGAAACTGGAATTTGACGCCAGTTTTGACAGCGAGAACGGCGGCGGCGTGGGTGTCCGTCCCAAGCCGAAGTGTGACATGGATGCCATGTACGCCCAGTACCCCTGCGCCAAGGCGTATTTGGACGCGCAGGAGTTCGCGGCGTCCGAAAACGACGCAAAATCCGCAGCTGGGAAGAAGGCGCTGGACGCCATCATCAACGGCGAAAACTACGAACAGGCCATCGCCGCCATGAACAGCGACTGGGCGACACACTGCGAATCCCACCTTTGGGACTGAAGGAGGAGTTGTCATGGAAAACATGGAGATCAAGACCTACGGCAGAAAAATCAACATGGAGACATTGGCCAACGCCTCCAATTCCACCAAGGGCCTGGGCTCCCGCACGGGGGAGTATGTGGAGATTTTTTACGACAAGTCCACCGGCGATGTCTGGTGCAAGTACCACTGGGACCGTGAGGAGTGGACGGTCTACCACGACGCTGACGTCATTAAGGTTGGCATCACCACCCGCTACAAGTCCCAGCAGCAGATCGCGGACATGATCGCGGACGCGATGGCGGACTACGAGCAGACAGAACTCGAGAACGCCATATATCTGGCGGGTGGGACGCAGTCATGACGGCGCTTGACATTTCCCGCGCAGCGTGGTAACCTATTCTCGTCGGATGCAGGAGGCGCTTGCATCCGTGGATTGAAAAGGTGAGAAGGACAAGTCCTTCAACCGCGGGAAGAGCACCGGTCACCGGTGCTTTTCCTTTTTCACATTTTAACCTATGAAAGGATATTAAACATGACAGACAAACTGTTTTGCACCCTTTTCGCCGCAGCACTCGCCGTCGCCGACCGAGACACCTTTGTCTCCGACTGGTCGCTGTCCTCCGTCTGGGGCGATGCACCGGACGCGGACATGCCCGCAGACCGCATCGATACGCTGGCGCGTCTCTGGGATGCCGCCCACCTGACGATCCGCGACATCCGGCAGCACACCGGCCTATCCCAGGCGGCCTTTGCCACCCGCTACTGTATCCCCACCCGCACGCTGGAGGACTGGGAGCGCGGCGCACGGAGCTGCCCCGACTACCTCCGCCTCTTGCTGGCGCAGGCAACCGGAGCATATCAGCGGCCGCGGGGATAGCCCGTTGTCATTTCATTGTCAAAAGTTGTTTTTATCGAGCGTAAAACCGTCCGCAAGGCTGGACGGTTTTTGCGCTGGCTTGGACGCACGGCGAGCCGCAAAGCCTTGTGAATAAATAAAAAACCGCCTGATCGTTGCGATCAGGCGGTTTTCCATTTTGGTGGAGCTGAGGGGAGTCGAACCCCTTGGAAGGTAGCTTATACGCGTTGCGGCTTCTGGGCTTCTTGAATTTCTGTTGACATTTTGTTGTCAAAATAGTCGTCCATCTGCCGACTGATCGCGGCCATCTGATCGTCCATGGTGTAAGAGTAGACCTGCTTGTACATCCGGTCAGACGCCCAGCCGTTGCGCTCTTGCGCATACTTGGAATCGACGCCGAGCCGCACCATGATGGCGGCGTTGGTGTGACGAAGGTCATGGAAACGGCAGCGCGGCAGTCCTGCCCGCTCCATTCCCCGCACAAAGCGCTTGTAGATGGCCGCGCCGGTAAAGGTGACGATCCTCCCGGAGTCCCTGCCGTCGGCGCGGATGAGAGCCATGATGTAGAGCGGAATATCGACCCACCGATCTCCGGCGTAGGTTTTGGCGGAGTCCTTCACCACGCTGTTGTTGTCCGCATCGATAACAACGGCGCGGCGGATATGCAGCCGACCGCCATCGATGTCGCTGAACTCTGCGCCGAGGATCTCCGACATGCGCATCCCCATCCATAGCGCCATCAACACCGGCAGCTCCACGGGATCGCCCCGGAACGCTGCCAGAACACCGGCGATGTCCCCGTCCTCCAGCTTTTGAAGGTCCGGCTTGCGCTTGGGCGGTAGGTGCAGGTCGTAACTGGCGCCCGGATTAAACTGTTTAAGGACGGAGGACAGCAGACCTTCGGCGTTGGCGATGTACTTCGGGGCCTTCCCGCCCTTGGCCATGGCGGAGATCTCCCGCTGGATCTGCTCGGAGGTGATATTCCCCAGCTTCATCGGCATGAGCCGCTGGAAGGTGTTTCGCCGCAGGCGCATGTATCCGGCCACGGTGGAAGGGGATAGGACACCGTCGCGGGACTTGATGTAGCTTTCGTATGCTTCCGCCAGCGTCATGGAGGTGCGGGTTTTTTCGGGCGCCTTCAGGCCGTGCTTGATGGCCATGGCCTCGGCAATGGCTTCCTCCTTGGTCTCGCGGGTGATGGACACATCCTGCCCGTTGACGCGGACGCGGCAGGCCCACGAGCCGCTTGGCAGCTTCCGGGCGGTGGGCGTGTGGGCGGTGTTTTTGCTGCGCTGCTCCCGGACCTGCCGGGTGCCGCACCATTTGCAGTAGACGGAGTCGGCGTCTATCTCGCGGCCGCAGCCCTTATTCTTGCACTGCATGGCATGACCCCCCCTCCTTTTGAGAAAACGGTGCCCGATTCGGGCACCGCTCGTTATTTATTCAATGGTCCACGAATTCCCGCAGTTCTGGCACAGGCATACTTTCGCCATCTTCGTGACCGTCTTTTCCCCGCCCTTGGACTTCTTCCACACGAGGTTCGACACGCCAAGCGTGCATATGGCAGTCATGCCGCGCGCAAAGTTATTCACATGTCCGCCTATACCGTTTCCGTGCTTTTTCGTCTTACTGCCAACCTCCTGCATAGAAATCGTTACATTGGGGCTTCCGCAATTAGGACAAATCATAACTCTCCCTTTCCGCGGCAAATCTGCCGCTTATATATATTTTCTGCAAAGAATTTGCATTTTACTGGATATATTTTGTCGAAGTGGTACAATAAGGGTACTATTTTGAGGGGGGCGCGACATGAATGAGTGGGAGGAGGACTTGTTGGCGTTGTTCGACAGTCTGGACGAAGCGGCGCAGGCCGAGGCCCTGGCGGCCGCACTGAAAATCATTAGCGGCGAGATCCTCTGAGAGACGGTGCCCGATTCGGGCACCGTTTTATTTTTCCCGCTCCCGTCTCAGACGGAGCATAAAGGCAAACAGTTCGTTCCGCTGCTCGGCGGTCATGCTGTCCAGCAGGCGCATAAACTCCTGCCGCACCGGATCCGGCGGCGTCTCCTTCTCCCCCAGCAGGTCGGAGACGGTGCAGCCGAGATACTGCGCCAGCATCTGCACCTTAGACACGGACGGAGTTTTCCCCCGTTCCAAGTCGTTTATAAAGCTGGAGCCGACACCGCTTTCGCGACAGGCCACGGTGGGCTTGACTCCCTTTGCGCGGCAGCGCTCTTTGATATTCTGCACAAAAAGTTCCCTGTCCATTGTGACCTCGCACTATATCTGAATTGTGCAATGCGACGATAATTTGTCGACTGCGAATTTATATATTGACAATCCGCAATTGCGGATTTATGCTTATACCATCCCCCGAGAGGAACGGCGATGCCGGAAGGTGCGCCGGATCACTGAGATGCGCGTCGGATGGGTTTGCTTGCGCATTATGTCCTCCCTCTTTACGGAGAAATGGGTGTGTAGTTGTTTGCTGACATGAACACTATACCACCCTTTTACCCGGGGGAGAGGGTGAGTTTTCACGGGGTGAAAGGGGGTGAAAGTGTGGGTCTATTGAAGTGGCTTATTGCACTGGTGGTGCTTTTGGCGCTGACGCTGCTGCTGGGCTATCTGGCGTGGAAAGCGGAACAGCGTTGCGAGGATCGCGACTGCTGTTTCGCCTGCTATGCGTTCGGCATCAGCGCGGCGTTCACAGGCGTCCTCGCGCTGACGGCAGGTATTCGTCTGGTCGTCGGGATCTAACGCCTACCGGGCTATCGCGACAATAGAAACGATCAGAGCCGCCGCCGAAATAGCCGTGGTGAGTGCCCAGCGGACGAACTCCCCGCGGTTATGCTTCAGCTCCCGCAGCCGGGCGTAGCCCTGCGGGCGCAGCATCAGCCGCTGGTGGTACACGGGATCCAGGGAGACGTAGTCCTGTTGCAGCATGGCGCGCAGCAGCTCCTCGTCGTTCTTGCCGAAGGCGTCGTCTTTCGTGGCGGTGCTGCCGGCCGCGGAGATCTTCTCCAAGGTGCGGCGTTCTTTGCAGGCGTTCAATTCGGACACCCCCCCTATCGGTTGACATCGGGATTTTCCGTCCTGCCCAGCAGGTAGTCTACGGAGCAGTCCAAGCGGTCGGCGATCAGGGCGAGGGACGCGTAGGAAAACTTTTTCCCTTTTGCCAACTCGGAAATGGCGTTGACGTTCAGCCCGCAGTCAGCCAGCATCTGGCCGATAGGTGTTTTTGTGGCCTTTGCACGGCGCTTAATGCTCAATGCAAGCTCTTGTGCATCATACATAGAAATACCCCAGAAGTATTGTGTAGATTGTGAATTTTCAAGTTATTGCTTGAAAATTCTTGACAATCAAGCGATTGCGTGATAATATGCAACCATAGCAAGGCCGACGCCGGAAGGCGAGCTTTGCAAAAAGGGTGCGTATGTGGTTACTGGCATGGCTATCATACCACCCTTTTCCCCGCCATGCAAGGTGAAAGTTCACAAAATGGGAGGTGATATTGTGAAAATCAAGGAGTTCCGGGAAAAGACCGGCATGACGCAGGCGCAGCTGGCGGACAAGATGAACGTGGACAGATCCATCATCAGCTACTGGGAGCGCGGCAAGGCGACGCCCTGCAAGAAGCACCGCGCCATGCTGTGCGCGATCTTGCAGTGCACGGAAATGGAGCTGATGAGCGACGCTGCTCACTGAGGTCAGCATAGCGGAGAAAGGAGGAGTTGTCCATGGCAAGGGACGGCGGAAACATCTACCAGACCGCCCGGAAAGCGGCGGGTCTGACGCAGGAGGCCGCGGCGGAGCGGCTGGCGGTCAGCGACACCAGCATCCGCGCCTACGAGTCCGGGGAACGGATGCCGGGCGACGACATCGTGGCGCGGATGTGCGCAGTGTACAACGTGCAGTACTTAGGCTTGCAGCACCTGCAGCTGAAGACGGCGCTGCTGCCGGACTGCGTGCAGGAAGCGCGGCCGGAGCCGCTGCCGGTGGCGGTGATCAAGCTGGTGCGGCGGGTGATGCGTTTCGCGGAGGCGCACCGCAGCGACCAGCTGATGGAGATCGCCGAGGACGGCGTCATCAGCGACAGCGAACGGGCGCTTTTCGAGGAGATCACCTGCGAGCTGGGGGATATCGTGCAGGCCGCGTTGGCCTTGCAGTACGCAGAGGAGGTGCAGTGATGCCCCGGACGATTTTGAGTGCGAAGACAGACGCCGCCAGGGACATGGCGGTCCGCATCAAGGCGCAGGCCTACGCCCTGCACGGCGGTCTGGACGGCATGGCGCGGGCGGCGGGCATGAGCCGCAGCACCATCTATGCCCGGATCAAGGACCTGCCCAGCTGCTCCGGCAAGGAGATCGCGGCCATCGCCAAGGCGGCGCGCATCCCCAAGGACGAGCTGTTCGCCGCGTGGGCGAAGGCTTGCTGAGGAGGTGGCGAGCGTGACAACATGGTATTGCCTGGATCTGAAATGCCCCGACACGTACCTCCGGCCGGGCGAGATGGTGGTGGTGCGGCTTGGCTCTCTGAGCTTCCGGGAAGCCACCTACCGGGTGGGGTGCTTCGACACGGATCCGACGGATCCTTCCGCTAAGAAGTTCTACTTCTTCCGCTCGGGCGGCGGCATCGAGGATCCCGACCGCTGGAAGAAATACTACACCGATATCCGCTTCATGCCGCTGGATACGCCGGAGGGAGGTGTGATCTGTGGATAGCTGGGCAATGGCGGTGCAGTATATCTGCGCGGCAGCCGGTGCGGCGGCCGTCGTCCGCTGGGTGGACGGCTGCGGCAAGGCGCAAAAAAAGAACCGCCCTCTGGGTGGAGCCAGAAAGCGGTTCAGTGAGTCGAAGCGCACGCGCTTCATACGAGCAAGATAAGTATACCAGAGCCGGGAGGCTTTTACAAGGGGGTAAGGACTGCCATGAGCAAAAAAAATGAACAGCCCGCCTATTGGGGCGTCATCCCCGCCCCGGTGCGGTACGACGACCGCCTCCCTGCCAACGCGAAGCTGCTGTACGGTGAGATCTCCGCGTTGTGCGACCGGAAGGGCTTCTGCTGGGCGAAGAACGACTACTTCGCGGAGCTGTACGGCTGGTCGGCGGACACGGTGACACGGCTGATCCGGAAGCTCCGGGACGCGGGCTATCTGACGGTGGAGATGGTGCCTACGGCCACCGGCAGCGAGCGGCGGATTTTTGCCGGTGTTTGCACAAGGGGTGTCGGCAAAAATGCCGAGACCCCTCTCGGCAAAAAAGTCGGGGGGGTGTCGGCAAAAAAGTCGACCCCCCACAATATAAGAACAGATAATTATAATAATACCCCCCTTACCCCCCAAGGGGGAAAGACCCGGAAAAAGGCGGAATGGGAGCCGGAACGGTTCGAGGGGCTCTGGAAGTTCTACCCGGTGATCCGGAAGGCGGACGGCACGTCTACCAGCAAGGGCGACAAGAGCGATGCCCGGCGCGCATGGAACGCGCTGAGGCCCTCCCCCGAGTTGATCGATACCATGGGTGTGTGGCTCAAGGCGAAACTGAAATACGACGATCAGTACGCCAGGGGCTACGGCGTCAAGACGGTCTCTGTCTGGCTCAACGGCATCCGCCGTAACGGTGGCGTGCTGGAAATGCCGGAGATTCCGCAGGAGACGCAGCCGTGCCCGGATAGCCGTGTGCAGGAGAGGAAGGGTGACTACGAGATATGACAATTGACACCCCGATCCAGTCTCAGAGGCTGGCGACGGCGCAGGCCGCCGTGCTGGGCGCGATGCTGATCGACGCAGACTGCATTGCCGATGTGCTGGCGGATACGTCGGAGACGATGTTCGTGTCGTCGGCCTACCGCACGGTGTACGGCTGCATCCGGCAGCTGTTTCAGGAGGCGCAGCCGGTCGACCCCGTGACGGTGGGCGCGGCGCTGAAGGAGCGCGCCGGGCAGGACTACGGCGAGCTGTTGGTGCAGCTGATGGACGTGACACCCACCAGCGCCAACGTGGGATCTTACGTGGAGATCCTAAAGCGGGAGAGCATCGTGTGGCGGCTGCGGAGCATCGGCGCGGCGCTGGCGGAGACGGAAGATCTTCCAGCGGCGGAAAAGCTGATGGAGAAGGCCAACGCCGCCATGAGCCTGAAGTCCGGCGTGGAGGTCTGGGACATGACCCAGATGTGGGAGAACTTCTCCGCCCGACATGGGGAGACGGAGAAGCCGGAGTACATCCGCTGGGGCTATGACTTCATCGACGAGCGGGTATACACCACTCGAGGTGACTACTGTGTCATCGGTGGACACCCCAGCGCCGGAAAGACGTGTCTGGCGCTGGGCATGGCCATGAAGATGGCGGAGCGATACCGAGTGGGCTTTTTCTCCTTTGAGACGGACAAGGCCAAGTTAGCCGACCGCATCATGTCCGCCAGGGCCATGATCGACCTGAGCGACATCAAGCAAAACAAACTGGGCGAAAAGGAGTGGGAGGAGTTGGCTTACGCGGCGTCCAGTCTGAGCAGGACGGGCCTGCAGATCATGCAGTGCAGCGGATTTACCGTGGCAGACATCCAGTCTGTAGCGCTGTCCCGGCACTACGACGTGGTGTTTATCGACTACCTGCAGCTCATCGAAACGGACGGACGGAAGGGCTGGAGCCGTCCCGAGGAGGTCAGCTCCATCAGCCGCGGCCTGCAGCGGATGAGCCACGAGCACGGCATCACGGCGGTGGTGCTATCCCAACTGACGCCGGACGCCGGACGGAAGAAGACCGAGGCGCCCACCATGTACGACCTGCGCGAGAGTCGACAGATCACCATGGACGCGGACGCCATCTTCCTGCTGTATCTGGAGGACCCGGAGGACCGCTCCGGGGCGCGCGTCCTGAAATGCGACAAGAACAAGGACGGACAGGCTGGCTGGTACAAGGTGATGCAGTTTCAGGGTCGCATCCAGAGCTTTCGTCCCATGCCGAAGCCGGTGGCCAAGGCGGCGCCGCTTCCGGCACAGATCAGCTTTCGCGAAATCAAAGACGACGGCGACGTGCCGTTTTGAGAGGAGGGCCTATGCAGAAAGGCGACAAGGTTACATACGTTCCCTTTGTGCTGCGATACGCCAAGGATACGGAACTGCGGGCGCCCAGCGTCGTGGTGCCGGTGGTCTGGGTGCATCCGGAGGGCCGCTTTGCGGTGGTGGAACGCAGCACAGGGCGGTATAGGTATCGGGAATGCATCCCGTGCAGAAAAACGAAAAAGTGAGGTACGAGCAACATGAAAACCATAGCGATCATGAATTTGAAGGGCGGCGTGGGGAAAACCGTCACGGCCATCAACCTGACGGACGCCCTGCGACGCGGCGGCAGACGGTCGGTTTTGGTGGACTGCGACGGGCAAATGAGCCTGACGCGGTTCTACTTCCCGGATCTCGACCCGGACAACACCGCCACGGTGGCGGACGTGCTGGAGGGGCAGACGGAGCCCGTGTGGAGCGACAGCACTATCCCCGTGGACGCCGGTGGCCTTGTACAGCTGCTGCCGGCATCCAGCGCCCTGTACGGGCTGGACGTGCGGGCGCTGAAAAGCAGCATCCACAGCATCAATTCTCTGCGGGACTTCCGTGACGCGGCGGCGTCCGATGGCATGGACTACATGATCTTCGACTGCCCTCCCGGCTTTACGGCAGCCAGCTGTGCGGCGCTGATGGCGGCGGACGAGGTGGTCGTCCCCATGGTGGTGGATGGCTTCTCCGTCTGGGGCGTCAACGATATGGCGGCGCAGATCGATAGCATGCGGGCCGCCAATCCCGCCATCAGAGTGGCTGGCGTCTTGATCTGTCAGTGGCACAACAGCGAAGTGGTGCGGCAGGGCGAGGCGCTGCTGCGTAGTCTGAGCTTGCCGGTGTTCACGTCGGTGATCCGGCGGACGGAGAAGGTGCCGGAGAGCACGTTCTCCAGGCAGCCGGTCATGGACTACAGCCCCCGCAGCGCGGCGGCAGCCGACTACCGCACATGGGTTTGGGAATATCTGGCGGAGGGAGGTATAGACCGTGGCGAAGTTTGACATGGGCGAGTTTGCCAAGACGCTGGCGCAGCCGGTGTCCGAGTCGGGCACAGGGCGGGAGCAGATCGAGTACATCGATGTGGACCTGCTGGACAGTGACCCGGGAAACTTCTATGCGCTCCGCGATCTGGATGATCTGGCCGCCAACATCGCCACCATTGGCTTGCAACAGCCCATCCGGGTGCGCGCTGGCGAGGGCGGTCACGTGGTGATCGTCTCCGGACACCGGCGCGCGGCGGCCATCCGAAAGCTGGTGGCGGAGGGACGGGCAGACCTTCGGGAGGTTCCGTGCATCCGGGAGTCGGACGACGCGTCTCCGGCTCTGCGGGAGCTGCGCCTGATCTACGCCAACAGTAGCACCCGCGATCTGACCGCAGCAGAGCTGTCCCATCAGGCGGAGAAGGTGCGGGAGCTGCTTTACCAGCTGCAGGAGGAGGGGTTTGAGTTCCCCGGCCGGATGCGGGACCATGTGGCGGAGGCTTGTAAAATCAGCAGGAGCAAGCTGGCGCGGCTGGAGAAGATCCAGAAGGGGCTGGCCTCGTGCTACCGCGACGCATGGGAGGCTGGGACGCTGCCGGAGGACACAGCGGACGCGCTGTCCAGCCTCCCGGAGTATGTGCAGGAGCGTATCAAGAGAGTTTGTCCGAAGACTACGCCGAGTGCCGGTCGTATACGTGACGCCGTTAAGCGCGGAGAATACCTTGCAGCTTCTTTTAAGTGCCCGAGCGGGTCGACTTGCACCCATATGGACAAGTTTTTTAGGCACGATCTTAAGGCGCAAAGTTGGGAAGCCTGCGGCGGTGAGAAATGCTGCCTAAAGTGCCGCGCCGGCGGAGCGCACGACCCGTCAGGCTACTGCGGAGCTGCTTGTGCGGAGATGTGCAGCAAGGCGCGGGAAAAATACGAGAAGGCGAAGGAAAAAAAGAAAGCGTCCGATGCTGCGGCTGAAATGAAAGCGCAGAGCGAAGCTGTCCGCAGGGTCCGGAGCGAAGCTCGGCGCGTTGTGCGGGCGGCAGACGCCGCGGGGCTGGGCGACGAGGTGAAGCTGCACTATGACTACGGCGGCAGCTTAACCGTTGGGCTCTTGAGGTCGCTTAGTGATGGGACGGCAATCGACAGCGCAGTCAAATGCTACAGCAGTGGTATTCTGCCATGGCGAGCTGATGATGTCGCGAAGAACGCCAAGACGCTGCACTGCTCCGTGGATTATCTGCTTGGGCTGACAGATGAGATCAACTTTACGGCCGCCGTTTCCGGACAAGTCGCGCTTGCCGCGTGGATGCCAGGCGGCGCAACGCCGGCAGCGCCGTGTGACGCGGTGGCGGAGTTCGACCTGAGCGGGGACGGTAAGGTGGTGTCCCGCATGCTCTGCCGGTGGGACGGGGAAGCGTTCCGGTTCGGGAAAGGCAGGGACAAGATCGAGGTGCGTGTCGTCCGGTGGCTGGCGCTGCCGGAGGTGGAAAAGGAGGATGGTAACGATGATTAACTGTGTACGAGATGACAAAAAGACTGTCGTGAGCGCATCCGGAAACGCCTCGCAGGTTGCGGCAGATTGCTGTGAGGTGATCCGCGCGATCTACTTTGAGATCCCAGTCGAAATACGCCCGCTGTTCAAGGAGTGCGTGCTGCTGGCCGTCAACCACAAGGATTCCCCCATGTGGCAGTCTCCGCCTCCCAGCTCGGAGCGCGTGGTGGTCCGCTCCGAAGGCAAAGAGCTTTTGAAGCAGGCTAAAGATCTCTTTGGAGGTGAAAACCATCCTGAGGGGGGGCGGCAGCATGACGAGAGTTGACCTGACCAGTGCGCAGTGCGCCGAGCTGGCGAACTACCTGCGAAGCATCCTGAACAACGGCATGGGCGCAGGCAGCTTTGACAAGATCGAGATGCTGGTGCTGGCCCGTCGCGCCTTGGCGGCTGCGGCGGAGTTGCCGGAGGAGCCCTTTGTTGCCGCCCACGCCCCGGCCACGCGGAAACCGCAACCGGAAGACGCCCAGGCGGCCGGCTCTCCGGCCTCGGAGGCGGCACAGCTGAAGCGCGACACGCTGGAGCGCCTGACGGCCTACCGGCAGAAGGATGGCCTGAACAGTCTGGCGCCGCTGGCAGCGGCCTGCGGCAAGGTGGATGAAAAGGTGATTAGCGCGGAGCTGCTGGCGCGGATGCTGAACCGGGAATGCTTCCCGGTGGCGATCTGGCGGGAGGTGACCGCCGCGTTGGACAAGATGGAACGGAAGAAGGGAGCGGATACGGATGGTAAAGACAACTGATCTGGTGGCGGCAATGCGGTGCTCATCGCAAGCACCTACGTCTTCCCCGCCCTGCACGACGTGCGCCTATCGTGTGGTCGAGTTGCTTGACGGAAAGGAGTACACGAGCTGCGACTGTGATCGAATGGGGATGGACGCCGCCGACCGGCTGGAGGAGCTGGTGGACCGCTGCGCCCGGTACGCCGATGAGATCGCGGTGCTGCGGGAGAAGATGAAGCCCTATGGGGAGACGGGGATGACGGCTCCGGCGGAGGTGGAGGCGTGAGCAAGGCAGTACTGCTCAGCATCCGGCCGAAGTGGTGCGAGAAGATCGTCAACGGCGAAAAGACCATTGAGGTGCGAAAGGCCCGCCCAAAGATGAAAACGCCGTTTAAGTGCTACATCTACTGCACACGGGATAAACACCTCGCGCTGATACAGAACCGAGCAGGCGCAAGCCTGATAGCCTGCATGGATGCGGAGACGGCGATTCCGGTCGGCGGTTTTGCAGGGAACGGGAAGGTCATCGGCGAGTTTACCTGCGACCGCATCTATGAGCTGGAAACGCGCTCACCCGGCGGCAGCTACTATGTCAAAGGCGAGGGTCAGCCGACAACAAACGATGTGGCGCGGCAGTCGTGCCTTAGCCTCGGCGATATGCACGCCTATTTGAAGCCGAAGTCCGGCTACGGCCTGCATATCTCCGACCTGAAAATCTACGACACGCCGAAGGAACTGATCGAGTTCCGGCGCGTATGCCCCAACGACCTTTACTGCGAAAGCTGCGCTATGTATAGGGAAAACAAGGGCACCTGCGGCAACAAAAGCCTGCGGTTCAAGCGACCGCCGCTGAGCTGGTGCTATGTGGAGGAAATGTGATGGAACGACTGACGCAGCGACTTAGGACTGGTGAGGTTCTTATGGCGTCAAATTGCGAGGAGAAATACACGGAACAAGAGTGGATCTGTGTGCTGCAAGACCGCCTCGCCGCCTACGAGGATAGCGGATGCGACCCGGAGGAAGTTCTGCCGAAGGATAAATCGGACGAGATCGCGCTGAAGCTCATGCGCCTTGCTGATTTGGAAAACCTTTGCAGCTATACCCGCCTGCGGGAGCTGGCGGAGGCCGACAAGGGCGATCGCGTGGTGGCGGCGATGAGTGACAAACAGGCCGCGGCGGCGCTGCGGGAGTATCTGGAAAACCGAGAGATGCCGGCGACGGTATATGTGGCCATCTGCGTGGCTATCCGCAAGCTGGAGGAGCCAATGGACGGAGGTGCTGACGATGAGTGACCGTGAGCTGATCGAGAGCATGAAGCGGCTGAAGGTACAGACGGGCAGTCTCGCGTGCCTCGGATGCGCGCATGAGGACAACTGCGGCATCCATGGGTGCGCCATCCTGCGGGAGATGATCGCATGGCTGGAGCGGACGCTGGCAGAGGGCCGGCCCCACAGCGTCATGGATTACCGCGATGAGCACTAAGGTGAACCCGCGGCGGGTACCTCGGACAGAGGCTGACGTGGCGGCCGCCTACACAAAGGGCGTCACCGAGGGTCTGAATCGCGGCATCGAGCTGATGCTGTATGTGCTGATCGACAAGCACGACGCGCCGATGGAGGATGTTCAGCAACTGGCCGCGGAGCTGAACCACGCCGCCGAGTGCGTGGCGGAGGGGTACGTCACGTGGGCCGGTGTTCGTCGCATGTTAAAGGAATACAACGTGGAGGTGGAGTTGGTATGATGGGCATCGTGGAGTCGGCCGAAGTCCTGAGGGCGTATCTGAATGAGTCTGCTGCGTGCGTCTCGCCTAAGGTCTACGGAGCCATATCCGCAGCGGTGGTCGTGATGGATGCTGTGAGTAAAACGATTGATGCAGCGCAGTGTGTCATGGCTGACAGCTTGCAAACGGTTTGCGTGGAGGCCCGAGATGGACGGTGAAGGACGCTGGATCTGTATCCGGCAGCGGGCAGGTCCGCTGGTAAAGGAGCAGCGCGCCATACGTCCGCGCCTAAGCCAATATGATAGCCCATACGAGCGGGCGGAGAAAAATAAAATCCTCCGCCCGCCGCGGGACTCCGGCGTCTGCCGGACGCGCATGGATCGCTTGGAGCTATTGCTGGCGCTTTTCGGTTTTGATGGGTGGAGCTACACGCTGACTTTTGACGAGGCGCATCTGCCACCCAGCTTTGCAGAGGTCCGATTGTGCTGGCGCCGATTGCTTTACCAGATGAAGAAGTGGCATGACGGCGTGACGCCTGACTATGTTTATCTCATCGAGGGGCGCCATGGGGATCATCGGTATCACATGCATCTTACGGTGCGATACAACGACTTCCCGCCCATGATCATGGAAGACCTCTGGAAGCAGGGGTACATCATCTCGTCGCAGCCCCTGCTGCTGGGTGCGTTTGACAGCTATCGGCGCACTGCCAGATACTACTGCAAGGAGCACAGCGACGGCATTGTCATTCCGATCGATGCCAGGACGTGGGTGGCGTCGCGCAGCCTTGCGCGGCAGCTGCCGCAGCCTGAATACTTCCGGTCCGATTCTGGCCGCATTGAGATTCCGGACGATTGCCGGGTGTGCGGCCGGTATACGGTGGATAACGGGTTTGGCCACTACCAGTATGGCTGGTACGTTGAGCAAGATCCTCTTCATCCGACTGTGATAGACGGGAAGCGTATGCCGCATCAAGGCGGTTTCGGTATGTACTAAATAGTAAATGTAACTTGTGATATAGTTGAATAAATCACGAAAAGGAGGAATACCCCTTGCGTATCACATCCGAATACGGTACAATATCCCCAAGGAGCGATGGGTGGTTGACCTGTCCCAGGTGCAACCGCAATCGACACTTCCTGCGGGTGCTGCCCGGCACATCCGCCACGGAGCTGCCTGTGTACTGCCGGGACTGTAAAACGGAGATCATCCTGCATATCGAGCAAGAGGCCGGAGCGTTGAACGCCGGAGCCCATGATTAGACACCACACGTTGGTGCTGCGTCATGGTCTCCGGCGTTTTTGTTTTGCCGCGAGGTGATAGCCGCGAGCCGGAACGCCGGAGACGAAGACGGGAAGAATGCATGGGAATTTCAGCAAGCAGGCTCGCGGAGCTGCGCGGGCTTCTCGAGGCAGGATTGGAGCATGAGTTCTACTCCTGGCCGGAGTGGCGGCAGCTGCGCCCGGACGTGCTGACGCTGGACAACCGCGAGTGCCAGGAGTGCAAGCGGCGCGGACGATACGCCAAGGCGGTAATCGTCCATCACGTCCAGCATCTGCGCGATCGGCCCGATCTGGCCTTGTCGATTTACGACGGCGACCAGCGTCAGCTGGAATCCGTGTGCAAGCGGTGCCACGAGGCGCTGCATCCGGAGAGCCAGCGGCAATACGCTCCGTCTGCGCCGCCTCTGACGCCGGAGCGGTGGGATTGATGCCCCCCCCCTCGAAAAAACGCCCCTCGCGTCCTTGCCGCTACTCGCGGGGGTCCAAG